AAAGATTGCTGCTGATGCGGTTGTAAATGTGAATTCAGGATTAATGGATCCAAAAAGAAGTATGGTGTTGTCTTATCTTCACAAGGCAATTAAACCACTTAATCAATTGCGTATGGTTGAAGATGCGATTGTTATCTATCGTATTTCTCGTGCGCCAGAGCGTCGTGTGTTCTATATTGACGTCGGTAATATGCCGAAAGTTAAATCAGAACAATATCTTCGCGACATTATGACAAAATTTAGAAACAAAGTTGTTTACGATAGTTCTACAGGCGAAGTTAAAGACGATCGTAAGTTTATGTCAATGATGGAAGACTTCTGGATTCCTCGTCGCGGTGAAGGTAAATCAACAGAAATTACTACATTACCAGCTGGCGAAAATCTTGGTGAACTTGCTGATGTTAAATACTTTGAACAAAAACTATACAAGTCATTAAATGTTCCTGTATCAAGACTCGAATCACAAACTGGATTTAGTCTTGGTCGCGCATCAGAGATTACACGCGACGAATTAAAATTTATGAAATTTATTGAGCGTCTTCGTTCTAAATTTACATTGATGTTCGATGAATTAATGGAACGTCAATTAGCACTCAAGGGCATTTGCTCTATTGATGAGTGGAATGAATTAAAACAAAAAATTCACTATGACTTCCTCAAAGACAATAACTTTGCTGAACTCAAGGACACTGAATTGCTAGCATCAAGACTACAGATTATGCAACAAATTGACCCATACGTTGGCACATACTTCTCGAAAGATTGGATTCGTAAGAAAGTCTTGAATATGAACGAAGAAGAAATTCAAGAAGTTATGGAACAGATTGAACAAGAAAAAGCAGAAGAACCAGAAATGCCTGAGAGTGTTCCTGGTGCTGTTGGTGGAGTTGCTCCTGTTGCTCCTGCAGCATCAGCACCTCAAGCAAATGATATGAATCAAATGTTTAGATTACAATTGGCTAAATAATTGGAGATATTATGGATACCGTAGAATTAGTAAATTTGGCAATCGCAGGTGATAGAGATGCTTTAACAGCAGCATTTGATAGTGCTATGGCTGCTAAAGTTACAGACGCATTAGAAATTAAAAAAGTAGAAATTGCATCTAACCTATTAGGTACAGAAGAAACAGATGAAGTTACAGACACTACGCTCGAAGTTGACGGAACAGATGGATCAGCAGAAGCCGAATCCAGCGCAGCAACAACAGAGCCAGCAGAAACAGAACAGAACTAACGCTCAGCGCATTGCTCAGTTAGTTCGTGCTGGTTTGATGAAAGCCAGTGAACTTCCTGCACTTAAAATTGCAATGGCACGTCAATCTAAAGTTGGCGATGTTGCTAAATTACCAAGAAATCAACGTGATGTGTTGAATCGTTATTACCAAGGAACTTCTGCAGCTGCGTTAGCATCTCAACAATCTGTAACTGCAGTTCGTCGTAACATACAAAATGGTTATGAAATTTCTCGTGATGATTATCTTAGCGAAGCAACATTCCGCGATCCGCCGATGATGTTAATTTTAAAACGTCAAGGCATTCGCATTTTCCCAGATGGTAAACGTGTTGCATTGTATAACAATGAAAAACTAGGTTTGTCTTTTACAATTCCATATTCTTCTAATGGTCCAGAGCAAGAACTTGTTGGCGTTTCAGAAGAAATTATGGAAAGTTTAGAACAAGTTGCTGCATATGCACAACAAGAGAATGTAACATCGCATGCAAAACATTTTAAATTTGCTGATGGTAGTAAATTAAAAGTCAGTCACGGCGCAGCAAAGGCACTTCATATGGTTCACGGTGCATTAAATCCTGAGAATCAAAAGAAGTTTGCTGATATGCTTACAACTCCAAAAGGATTTCAGAAAGCAGCGCATTTCGCATTAAGCAAAGTTAATTTTACTATAAATAAATGAGCAATATTTTAACAACAATTAAAAATATTATTGTTGAGGCAGTGAAAAGAAATCGTAATGTGGTTCGTATGGGTCGCACAAAACTTATTCGTGCGCGTGTTCGAACAGTAAAAGGTAAACCAACAGTTCAGCGTAGAAAAAAATTCTCTGCTGTTAAAGGTTATACTATTCGTGGTGGTAGAGTTGTACGCATGACGTCTGCTGAAAGATTAAAGCGTCGTATCTCGCAACGAAGAGCAAAAATTAAGCGCAAAGCCAAAAAAGCACGCGCATTAATAAAAAGAAAAAGATCAATGCGTCGTAGGCAGTCATTGGGGTTAAAATAGATGAAACTTATTACAGAGACAATAGAATCCGTAAAGATGATCACCGAAGAAAAGAACGGTGTAAAGACGCTTTACATTCAAGGTCCATTCCTAGTGGCTGAAGCCAAGAATAAGAATGGTCGCATGTATAAAACAGATACTCTTGCTCGCGAAGTAAATCGCTATAGTGAAGAGTACGTTCAAAAGAATCGCGCATTTGGTGAACTCGGTCATCCAGATTCACCAACAATTAATTTAGATCGTGTTTCACATCTTATCACTTCATTGAAACAAGAAGGTAATCAATGGATTGGTAAAGCAAAAATTCTTGAAACACCAATGGGTAAAATTGCCAAATCCCTCATGGAAGGCGGTGCAACTCTTGGTGTATCATCACGTGGCATGGGTTCACTCAAAGAAGTGAATGGTGTTAATGTGGTACAAGACGATTATTATCTAGCCACAGCGGCAGATATCGTGGCGGATCCGTCCGCTCCAGGTGCATTTGTACAGGGCATTATGGAAGGTAAAGAATGGGTATGGGATAACGGTAAGGTCAAGGAAATTGACATTAATCGTTATTATGAGGAGATTAAGAATGCTCGTCAAAAGCAATTAGATGAAGTTGCATTGAAGATCTTTACGAACTTCATGTCAAAACTTTAAATTTTATAAATATATTTACTTCTTTAGGAGTTATAACCAATGAGTAAGACATTATCAGAATCTGCTGCTGAAATCCTAAAAGCATCACTTGCATCCGCAAGCAAGGAACCAGCACAAAAGTTGCCAGGCGAAGAAGAAGATCTCGGTGGCGCAACAACAGAAGACCCAGCTGGTGGAGAAGTCGGCAAAAAGGCTGCTGCTTCAACTGCTGAAGCACCAAAACCAGCCGCAAAAGGCGACGCCAAGTCTGCTAAAACAGACGCTATGGAAGAAGTTGAATCTGATGAATCAGCTGAAGTTGTTGCTGAAGATGCTTCTGAAGAAGTTGCTGAGATCTCAGAAGAAGATCTAGCAGAAGCCAAGAAGAAAATGAAGATGGACATGGTCGCCAAGCATAAAGGCTCAATGGCAGAAGATGTCGACGCTTTATTCAATGGCGAATCACTATCAGAAGAATTCCGTACAAAAGCAACGACGATTTTCGAAGCAGCTGTTCAGTCTCGCGTCGAAAAAATTGTTGAAGATGTCATCAATGAGAACGATGAAGTTCTTGCAGAAGCTGTTGAAGAAATCAAAGCAGAACTTGCAACACAAGTTGACGATTATCTAAACTATGTTGTTGAGCAATGGATGGAAAAGAACGCAGTAGCAATCGAATCAGGTCTACGTTCAGAGTTGACTGAAGACTTTATCAATGGTCTAAAGAATCTCTTCGCAGAACACTACATCGATCTTCCAGAAGAGAAGCTCGAAGTTGCTGAAGAACTTGCTGCTAAAGTAGTTGAGATGGAAGAGTCAGTTGCTGCTCGCGAAGAGCAATTCGCTGCTCTAGCAAAAGAACTCAACGAAGCAAAGAAAAACGAAGCAATTCGCAAGATTTGTGAAGGTCTAACCGAAGTACAAGTCGGCAAAATGAAATCGCTCGCAGAGGGCGTGGAGTTCACCACAGAGGGTGAGTTTAATAATAAGCTCGCAGTTATTCGCGAGAACTACTTCCCATCAAAGAAAATCGTGAGTGAGGTAAAGGTTTCTGAAGAGACGTCTACAGAACAGCCTGAAGTAGCAACACCTGCATATATGGATCGTTATGTTAAGGCAATTACCAAGTCACTACCAAAGTGATATTTTTAACTTGAACGGAGAAATCTAACATGTATCTAAATGAAACACATGCAAAGAAGTGGGCTCCTGTTCTTGATCACCCAGAACTCCCAAAAATTACTGACCCATACAAGCGTGCAGTAACTGCCCTAGTTCTAGAGAACCAAGAACGAGCCGTCCTAGAAGAAGCCCAGAATATGGGTCGTTTGTTTGAAGCAACACCAGTCAACGTTGCTCCAACATCACCATCTTCAGGCAACCTACAAGGCTTCGACCCAATCCTAATCGGATTGGTACGTCGTGCTCTTCCAAACCTAATGGCATATGACATCTGCGGCGTGCAGCCAATGACAGGTCCAACAGGACTTATCTTTGCAATGCGCACCAAGTATGACAATCCATCAACAGGCGCAGAAGCATTCTACAACGAAGCCAACACAGTATTCGCAGGAACTACAGCAAACATTTCGCTTGTTGAACAAACATTGTCAACAAACATTGCTGCATTTACAACTGCAAATACAGGTACAGGCGATACGACAGCCAACTTCGAAACGAAGAACATGGCAAACATGGCATTCACCATCGAGCGCGTATCAGTAACTGCAAAGACTCGCGGTCTACAAGCATCCTACACAATGGAACTTGCACAAGACCTCAAGGCAATTCACGGTCTAGACGCAGAAACAGAATTGACAAATATCTTGTCAACTGAAATTCTTGCTGAAATCAACCGCGAAGTTGTTCGTACAGTCTACGCAACTGCAAATGTTGGCATCGTAAGTGCCGCAACTGCAGTATTCAACCTATCTTCAGCAACTGACACAAGCGGTCGCTGGCAGGTAGAAAAGTACAAGAGCCTCCTATTCGCAGTCGAACGCGCAAGCAACAAGATTGCAAAGGATACACGTCGTGGCAAGGGTAACATGCTCATCGTTTCAACCGATGTTGCATCTGCTCTAGCAATGACTGGTCTTCTTGACTACAACTCAGCACTATCAAACAACACCAACCTAACTGTTGACGATACAGGCAATACCTTCGCAGGCACCCTATTCGGACGCATTAAGGTCTATGTTGACCCATACTCAATAGTTGGAACAGACTACATCGTAGTTGGATACAAGGGATCGTCACCATATGACGCTGGCTTGTTCTACTGCCCATATGTTCCTCTACAGATGGTTCGTGCTATTGACCCAGACAACTACCAACCAAAGGTTGGATTCAAGACTCGCTACGGCATGGTCTCAAATCCATTCGCAGGTGGTACAAACACTTCACTAGCTGGCGCTATTACGACAAATACAAATGTCTACTACCGCAAGTTTGCAGTGTTGAACGTTGCACAATAATATTGCCAATTAATAAAAATAATAAGGCAAAGTGAACTGGGGGGAGACGAAAGTCTCCCCCTTTTTTTATTCACTAAATATCTGTATCGTTCGAGGAATTTAAATGACAGCACTCAACCGTAATCCTGTTAATACAGATTTGCTACAAAGTACAAAGTTTCGTGTGACATTTTCACGACTTCCTGGTGTAACATTTTTTTGTAATAGTGCAAATCTTCCAGGAATCTCTCTTACTGAAATTCCAATGCCAACTCCGTTTGTAGAACTATATTTTCCAGGAGAGAAGGCAATCTATGACACGTTTAACATTACTTTTCTAGTTGACGAAGATTTGCGTGCATGGACAGAACTCCATGATTGGATTCGCGGCGCTACATTTCCTACAAACTTTGAAGAGTATGTAAATCTTGCGCGATTAAATCCTAGCGCAAATATTCGTAGCATTCAACAACGTCCACCTGT